GCATCTTTAATATATCTATTTTATAAAACATTTGACCCCACTTCAGTAGTAAGAGAAGGAGAGTTTAAAACATTAAAGGATATAGGAGCATTTTTAGAAACTCCTGATGGAATGGAATTAAACGCTAAAATCCCTTCATCATTAAAAAGACTTGTAGCAAAAATGACTACTGGCGAAATGCTTACAAAACAACAAAAACAAAATTTAATAAAATCAGTAGTAAATAAGAATAAAGCAACTTTAAACAGGGTAGACAAAGTAAATAAAGAATTTACTAAATTATCAAGATCTTACGGAATACCATCTAAAGCAGTAGTCACAAAAGGATATAAAATTTCAGATTACACCTCCCACTCAGCAAAAGCTAAAAATGAGAAAAATATTGAAAGTGTTCTAAACACTCCTAAATATAAAAATGCAACTAGAGAAGAGGCGATAAATGCATTAAAAGAAAAAGGATTGTGGCACAAGGAATAATATGGCAGATGATAAGATAAAAATAAATTTAGATGATGTTATAGGAATAGAGGCTCCGGACAATGAGTACTATGGAGTAGAGTCCGAATTACCAGAATTAAAATCAGATCTAACTCCTGAAGATATTGAAGAAGTAGGTAAAGAAATAGAACTAGAAAGAAAGTATGGAGATAGAAGCTTAGAAGCTTTTGGCTTAGGAGCTGCTTCAGGATTAACATATTCTGCCTCAGAACTAGCTGCAATTAAAGCAGGACTATATACCAGAAAAGAACTAAAAGAAATTAAAAAAAGAAATGCCTTAGAATTCTACGGAGGCGATATAGGAGCTTCAATAGCAGCCGCTGCAGCATCTGGAGGAACATCCTTAGTAGGCAAAGTAGCAGCTAAAACTGCTCCATCTTTAATAGCAAAAGCTAGTCAAAAAGCAGGTAAAGAAATATTAAAAACTCTGACTAAAAACGCCGCAAATAAAAAATTTACTAAAAAACTAGTCGAAAAAGTATCAGCAGAAAATCTAGGATCGGCTATGGAAGCAGCAGCTTTTAACGTCCATGATCTACTAAGAGAAGATATATTAGGAGATGCTGAGTTTAACGCTACCAACGCACTTGTCGCAGCAGGAACAGGAGCAGTGATGGGAGGAGCAGCTAGTAAACTTTTTGGAGGAGTGCAGGCTACCATACCAAAAGCTAAAGACATCGCTGATAAATCCGCAGCAAAATTAAAATTGGGATTTATGGACCCAATAAAAGCAACAAAAAAAGCATTTAAAATAAAAGATACATCTTCATTTTCTAAGTCTTTCGATGATCCAGAAGAAGCTAAAAAAATTATGAATTTTCTTTATGATGAAGGTTTATTAGATAAATTTAAATCAAATAGTAACGTATTAAAAAGATTTGAAGATATAAAAGAAAAGTCTATAAAAGGATTAGATGATGCATATGAAACTTTAGACAGTGCTATATCAAAAAAAGGAATTGACGAGTTAAATAATGTAGACACAATAGTGCCAGTAATGAAGTTCTTAGACGATCAAGTACAAAGATTAAAAAAATCGGTCAGTGAAGGAGATAGAATACAAGCTAGAGCTCTAGAAAAAATAGTTAATAATATAGATGAAGTACATTTAGGAGGAAATCTAAAAGAAGGTCTTCCACTAACATACGAAAAACTAAAACCTTCACAGCTTAGAACTCTTAGACAACAACTAGATTCTAATATAAAATTTGAAAGTGTAAAAGATCCTACAGAGTTTGAAAACGCAATATATCAAGCAAGAACCATGTTAAATGAAACATTATATAAAAAAGCTGAGTTGATAGATGAGAATTTATTAAACAGTTTAAAAAAACATAATCAAGGTTATAGCCTGTCTACTAAATTCTTAAATCCTAGAAATACTCAAGTAGGAAAAATGGCTGACGAGGATATAAACAGTATACTAAACGTAAGAGACATGATGATGGGAATGACTGGAGCTATAATAGACCCTACAGTTACCGGAACTATACTAGGAGGAAAAGCTCTATTAAAATCAAAAGCATTTAACAAGTACATAGTTGCTGCACACGTAGAAAGAACAAACAAAGAAATTGTTAAAAAAACCAATAACAGCCTTAATAGATTTTTTAAAAATACAAACTTGGCAAAGTTAAAGCAATTTAAAGAACCTGCAAAAAAATATACTATATTAAAATCAGCAATTGCTATGGATGAAAAAGGAAAAAAACCACTGGATAAAAAACAAGCTCTAAATAATATAAGAGCAAATATAGAAAAGTATAAAGATCCTAATGTATTAGCAGAAAAACTAATAAGAAATACAGCATCTTTAAATAATTTTGCACCAAATACAGTACAAGCAGTAACTCCAATGATAAACAACATGGTTCATTTTATAGATGATAAGATTCCTAAAAAAATAACAGCCCAAGGAACTATACAAACTTTAAAAAATAATAAAGACTACAGTCCTTCTAGTATTGAAATGGCAAAATTTGAAAGATATATGGAAGCTATAGATAATCCCATGTCAGTATTAGATGATCTAGAAAAAGGATCTTTAACTAGAGAAAAAGTAGAAGTATTAGAAAATATATACCCAAATCTATATAAACGAATACAAGATCAATCTATGGAATATATAGCTAACAACCCAGATACTTTAAATTATCAACAAAGATTAAAAATAGGGACATTATTAAACATACCAGCAGATACTGCTTTAATTCCTAAAAATATTGGACTACTTCAAGCTAACTTTGGAGCAGAACAAGAAGAAAGGGCACAAAGAGCTCAAAGTGAAAGTTTAGGGAAATACGAAGCACTAGACATGGCTGACGATGAAATGACATCAATAGAGCAAGTAGAAAAAAGAAATTAAGTAAAAGGAGCAAGTTATGATCTTATTAGGAATAGTACTATTTACAGTTATTTTATTAGAAATGTTCGAAACTGGAGACATTGAAATTAAATAACAGCTAAACTATAATAACGACTAGCTGGAAAACAGCTTAACCCAAAAGGAGTCCTTAATGGCACGAAAAAACGTAATTAAAGGCTACAAACCCTTCGATGAAGTAGACATCTCGTCTAACCAAGATTCAGAAGAAATTGTAGTTACAAATCTAGACAAAGCATCAATCCATGTTATGTGGAGCGGAAGCAGCCCAGTAGGCACTATGGCAGTACAGGCTAAAAATGGAGAAAAAGGAACCTACTACAATTTAGAAGGTTTAGACGCTATCTCTATTACAGGAAATAGTGGCGATCACGTCATTATATTCTCCGACATGCCTTTCACGCACCTAAAACTATCATTTACTAACACGTCCGGCACCGGCTCTATGACAGCCAATATGACCGCTAAGCAGATAGGAGGATAACATGGCAGTTTTTACATACCCACCAGCAGGCTCCATTTCAATTTCAGGAGGAGCTACAGAAGCCAAGCAAGATACTATTATAACCGAATTAGGCGATGTTAATACTGAGCTCGACGGTCAAACCACGCTTTTAACCTCATTAGACGGAAAAGATTTTGCTACTCAAACAACTCTTAGCGCTTTAGAGGGCAAGGACTTTGCTACTCAAACTACTTTAAGTGCTCTAGAGGGCAAAGACTTTGCTACCCAAACTACACTAGCAGCTTTAGCAGCTACAGACTTTGCTACACAAACTACGTTGGCAGCTTTATTAACTGAGCTTCAAGCTAAAGCCGATGTTACTGAGACGCAGCCTGTTAGTGCTTCAAGTCTACCTCTACCTACTGGCGCTGCAACTGAAGCAACGCTAAGCTCTATTGACGGTAAAGACTTTGCTACCCAAACTACACTAGCTGCTTTACTGACTGAGCTGCAAGCTAAAGCAGACTTAGGAGAAACTCAACCTGTATCAGTAGCCTCTTTACCACTTCCAAGTGGATCAGCTACAGAAGCCAAACAGGACTCAGCTATTACTGAGCTGCAACAAATTGAAGCAGACATTGAAGACACCAATAGCCGAATTGGTGAAGTAAGCGCTACCCCAACTTCAAATACAGTGCTAGAACGACTACAATCTATCCAAGCCAAGTTAGATGCTCTACAGACCGAACTTGAGGCAAAGGCAGATTTGGCAGAGACGCAACCTGTAAGCCAAGCTAGTCAACCTCTACCAACTGGAGCAGCTACAGAAGCAACGCTAAGCTCTATTGACGGCAAAGACTTTGCTACTCAAACTACAAGTGCCGCCATCCTAACTGAGCTTCAAGCTAAAGCCGATGTTACTGAAACGCAACCTGTAAGTGCAGCCTCACTTCCACTACCAGCCGGTGCCGCTACAGAATCCACGCTAAGCTCTATTGACGGTAAGGACTTTGCTACTCAAACGACTATGGCTGCCCTACTTACTGAATTAGAAGGAAAAGCCGATCTAGCCGAGACTCAACCTGTAAGTGCCGCTAGTCTACCACTACCAGCAGGAGCCTCAACGGCTGCAAATCAAAGTACGGCAAATTCAACGCTTAGTGATATTGACACATCTCTAAATAATATTGAAACTGATATTGACAATTTAGAAAAAAGACTTGCAGGATCTCTAGTTCCAGATGAGTTTGATGAAGTAGCTTTAACATACGTAGCCGCTGGAAATGGTTTGGGAGAAATAAGTACCGTAACGTATAAACTAGCTACTGTTACAATAGCTACACTAACTTTAACATACGATGCTAATAATAGGTTAATAAATGTCATTAAATCGTAATATTAAAAATATACCAAGTTTTATTAACATGCATAACAAGGAAGTTATGTATGTTTATGAATTAGTAGATCCATTAACAAATGAAGTTAGGTATATAGGAAGAACTAATAATTTAAATAAGAGGTATAGCGATCATGTAAATAACAAAAAAAGCAACAAACATAAAATAAATTGGATTAGTAAATTAAAAAGAGAAGGATATAGACCTTTAATGAGAGTAATAGCTTTAACTACTAAAAAATTTATTAAAGAAGCTGAAGTAAGAAAGATATCTCAAAAGTCTAAAACTTGTAAATTAATTAATATGACTTTAGGAGGAGATGGATGTTTATCAATGCAACAATCTACTAAAGATAAAATATCTAAAGCCTTAAAAGGAAAAATAAGATCTAAACAGCATTGTGAAAATATATCAAAAGCCTTAAAAGGTAGAAAACCTTCTAAAAAGTGCATAGAAAATGCTAAATTAGCTAATACTAATAGAATTCCAAAAAACGCAATAAAAATATTATGTCTTAATAACGGAAAAATTTACAATTCCCAAGCTGAGGCAGCAAGAAAACTTAAACTAAATAAATCTAAAGTAAATCTTGTATGTAATGGAAAAAGACTACACACACAAAACTATAAATTTATAAAAATTAAGGAGATTAATAATGGGAATAAAATTTAACCCTTTTACATCAAATTTTGACTTCGTAAATGACGCTATCCCAGTGCATGACGTAGAAGCTCAAGCATCAGCCTTTAACGCTGAAGCCGGTAAAACCTATATGGTTACAGGCACTGCCTACACCATTACTTTGCCAGCCTCACCAGCTACAGACGACTACATAGTCATAAAAGATGCAGCGGGCAATGCAAGCACTAATAATAAAACAGTGTCAGGAAACGGCAATAATATCGATGGCAGCGCAACCCATGTTATTAACAGTGACTACGCCTCACACCGGTACGTATTTGACGGATCTAACTGGTTTATAGTATAATTAGTATTAGATAGTCTCGAAAGAACTAAAAATAACTAAACAGGGCTATATAGCTACATATAGCCCTTAAAATCTAAAGCAAAATATAACACTATAACATAAAAGAACCTACAAGGGCTTAAAAACCCTCATAGTTAATAAAATCAACAACTTAGCTTTATCACTTCAAAGTGCTAAAATTAACTACATAGGAGAACATAGAATGAGCTTTATTGGTAAAAATATAAGCCTAAATACGCTTAAACAGAACGGACTAAGTGCAGCCCCAACTAGTCCCGTAGAAGGCATGATCTACTACGACGACGGTACTACAAATACTGAAGGTCTGTATATCTACAGAGACTCTGCCTGGGAATTTGTTGGAACAAAGATAGACTCTCAAAAGCTTAACCCCCTAGATGCCGATCCAGGCTCACCAATCCAAGGACAGTTTTTCTACTCAGATGGTACTAGCCGCTCGGAAGGCTTATACGTCTATGACGGAACTCAGTGGAAAACAGTTGGTAGCGGTTCTAGCGGCATAAACTATATAGAAAATAATGACGCTGAAGGTGGGACTACAGGCTGGTCAACTTACAATGACTCTTCTGAAGTTCCAGTAGATGGTACTGGAGGAAGTGCTAGTATTCTATTTACCGCTTCTAGCTCTAGCCCGCTTCGAGGAACTAAAAGCTTTTTAATTGAAAAAAATGGAGCAGCTTCAAGACAAGGTGAAGGAATTAGTTATGATTTTAGCATTGATGATGCCGATAAAGGTCAACTAGCCGCAGTTAGTTTTGACTATAGCGTTACAGCAGATTATAGCACTGATAATATTAAGGTGTACCTCTACGATGTTACTAACAGCCGACTAATAAACCTAGTCGAAGCTGGCGTAGAAGCCAAAAGCCCTGCAGGAAAGTACCTGGGCTATGCAACCTTTAGCGGTGGTTCAACATCATACAGAGTTTTAGTGCATATTGGCAGCAATGATACAGATGATTACGATATTAAAATTGACAACTTTAGAGTTGGTCCAGCAGAAACAAGTGCTATTGGCGACATAGGATTTCATTATGTGGAAACCTTTGATGGCTCGTCAAACGGATCTACTAATAATAAAATACCTACAGTAGACTCATTTACAGAAGATGGCGCAGGTATACTTGAAATAGAAAGCACGTCTGCAAATGGTTTTTCTGTTACAGCTAGAAAAGACTGTCTAGTTACTGCTACGTATACGGATGCTTTTTCCAGTTTAGGCTATATTGGGTGGTCCTTAAACTCAAATCAATTAACGACTTCAATCCAATCAATTACACAAGCCGATAGAAAGGCGTTAACGTACCTAACTCCTATTAATGCTGGGGGAAGTGTTACAGTATCAATTCCTTTAAAAGCTGGAGATGTTCTTAGACCTCATAATGATGGAGCTTCCGGAGCCGTTGGAGGTGTTCGAAGAGTAATATCAATTTTAGCACAACCAGACTTAAAAGCATCCGACTCAAGCGGTCGCACAGTATACGTACTAGGTAGAGGATCAACTACTGGATCAGTTACTTCAGACGTTACTCCAATTGATTTCACAAATATAATAGATACTCACGCAGCATGGTCCAGCGGAACATTTACAGCCCCAGAAGGAGGTATCTATTCTATATCTTCTGCAGTAAGATTAGGCACAGCAGATGATGGCAATATTGATATATATATAAACGGAACTAGAACACAGAAAATAGGACTTACAATAGTAGAAAGCACTACTGGAGAAGTTGGTTCAGCTACTTTACAATTACAAAAGGGTGATGAACTACAACTAAGAAAAGGTTCTGGAAATAGTAGTATTAGTGATGATGCTGTTAATACTTGGATAAACATTACTAAAATCGCCGAACTGCCCGATGTTATTCAGCCCAATTTTACTAAGTGGCAAACAAAAACTCTTAGTTCTAACGTACTTAGTAATGTTACCGACATTGTAGATTTAAGATTTCAAAATCTAGTTATAGGTAATACTTATAAAGTGACTATGAACCCCTACTTTAGTGGAAGTAATGGGGGCGGTATGCTTCTTGAGGCAGTACATAACGGGAGCACTATAGCTAGGGCTCGTAGAGAAGGTGGACCGGGAGATTCTGGTTTTGAATATTCTCAATTTAGTCGAAGTCATATTTTTACGGCAACAGCAACAACATTAACTTTTAATAGTACAGAGTTTGGACCGGAAGGGCAGATATTACTTGGAGATACTCAAGTTACGCTTGAAGAGCTTCCAGCGCACACAGAAGTAGATACATTCTAAGGAGCTAACGGTGGACAGTAAAGATACTAAAATAATAATTCACAAACTAGAATCTATGGAAACCAGAATAGGTGCCATAGAGAATCTACAAGGTATCCACAATGCCCACCTAAAATCTCACATGAAGCGCACTGAAAACGTAGAAGAAGCCCTACTGCCTATAAAAGACCATGTTAACCAAATGAAAGGTGCCGGCAAACTACTAGGCGTACTAGCCGTAATAGGCTCAATAGCCACAGCAGTGCTAGTAATACTTAATGGAGGCTCATAGTGGACAAAAAGAAAAAAGAATTTGCGCTAAAAATAGAGCATAAAAATCCAAAAGGCGGATTAAATCAAAAAGGTCGAGATGCTTACAATAAAGCTACTGGCTCAAATTTAAAGGCTCCAGTAAGTGCTAAAGCAGCAATAAAATCAAAAGCAAAGGCTAAAAGACGCAAATCTTTCTGTGCCCGCATGAAAGGAATGAAAAGTAAATTAACAAGTGCTAAAACAGCAAACGATCCAAATAGTCGTATAAACAAATCACTAAGAAAATGGGACTGTTAATATGAAAGAATATACTAAAGAAGAATTTAACCGTATTATAGCTCAGGCTAAAAAAACCAAAACTAAGGAAGAATATGAACAATTTCGTCAAAAAATGTCTCAAGGCGCTAAAGAGGGAAAATTTAAAGTTGTTGACCGGGCTCCAGGCTTTACAGAGCGCATTAATACCTCGCAAACCTCTAAAGGTAAAGGCTATACAGAAAAAATCTCAGACAAAAAGGTAACTAAAGGCAATTTTAGCGCCCCTGTAATTGACAAAAAAGCAGAAACTAAAAAAATATCTAAAATTGGCGCCTGGGAAAATAAAATTGCCAAGGCTAAAAAAGCTTCAAAGCTAAAGCGCTTAGCTAAAATTGGACGCAGCCTAAAAGGCTTACCAGTAGTAGGAGCTATAGCAGCTCTAGCTACAGGCGAGGATGCTACAGCAGCAATGCCCATACTAGGCTCAGTAGAATCACTAGGAAGAGGCTCTGATCTTACTAAAAAGCAGCGTAGCATGAGCAAAGCGCAGCAAAAGGCAGCTTTCGATAAAGCCGTGGCGGAAGCTAAAGAGCGAAATAAGGGTAAAAACCTAAGACCTGTATCAATAGTAGAAGACATTCGTAACCACTTCAAAAAGAAAAAAAATAAAGTCGAAGAAGAAAAACGAAAAAAACTTCAAGATAATACCAAAGCCTAGTTCTAGCTCGTAAAAATTAAGCTATAACTAATCTCAAAGGACTCGAATGAGTAAAAATAAGTGCAACGAAAATGATATATTTAAGAGAGGTGGTGCAAATCCGCAAAACTCTGAATATGCAAACACCGTTGCAGATTATACTAACTTAGCTACAGGCGACAACATAATAGAAAACATGACCTGCGATGCTACTGTTAGCGTAGGCGATATAGTAAGACTAAGTGCTGGAACAGTAGTCAAAGCTCAAGCCGATACTCTAACAAATTCAAATATAATAGGGATATGTGTTACAAAAAATACCTCTACTGACTGCAACGTCCAAGTAACCGGATATACGGCATCAGTATTTGGAGGCTTAGACGTTACTAAAAAATACTACCTTAGCGATGCTACAGCAGGAGCTATAACAGCTAACCCGCCTACAGCATCAGGCTCCTATGTAATACGCATAGGCACTCCAAGATCAACATCAAGTATAATAATACAGGTAGAAAGGGTTGTTAAACGAGCATAATAATAATAAATACTATAAAAGACTAAAGTAAAGGACTAAATATGACTAAAAAACAAACAAAGAAAAAAGTAGCAAAAAAAGTAGTGAAAAAGGCTAAAACTGAAAAACTAAAAGCTCCCGCTAAAGTTGAAGAATCTACAGAGTCTAAAGAGCCGGCTGAAAAGTGCTTAGACGAAGTAGAAATACTAAAACTAAACGCTAACCACAGCGAGCAAGCAGAGCAAACACTACTAATGCAGTTAACGCAAAAGGATATTGCCCTGATAGAAGGACAGAAAAACATTCTGAAGCAAAAAGTAACTATCATGGATTATGAAATTCAACGATTGAATGAAAAAGTCAAAACAAACAAGCAGAAACTTGAGCAACTTAAAGAGAAACATCGTAAATTTATAGAAGAACTTAAAAACAAACATGGGATTGAAGGTGCTTTTGGCTATGATCCAGACACCGGAATCCTTAAGGAGGACTAAATGGCTAAATCATTTATTTTTGTAGATTCAAACGGAGACTACGAAGAAAGTGCAGGTGCTTACGAGCAATCTGATTTTATTAACTCTTCAGCAGGCGTTGCCGATGCTGGAAAACCAATTGTACTAGATGCTGCTGGTAAAATTGATCCATCAATGTTAGACTTTGGTGACATCGATCACGGTTCTTTAACTGGGCTAGGCGATGACGACCACACTCAGTACATCTTAGTTGCTGGAACACGAGCTTTCACTGGCGATCAATCAATGGGATCTAATCAATTAACAAACGTAGGAGATCCTACAACTTTGACAATTGATAGTGCTTCTGACGATGCTATCCCTATGAGCTTACTAGCTTCTACGTCTACTGGCGAAGGTGCTGCAGTTATTGGTATCGAAGATGCTAGTGCATACTACGCAGGAAATAGCATGGAAGCAGCTCTAAACGAATTAGAAGCTCAAATCGGTGGTGACACTTCTAGTACTTACGACTTTACTGAATCTAACGTACTTGCAGACAACGATGCTATTTATGCAGCTTTAGAAAAGTTAGACCTTAAGCACGGTGACTACGCTTCAAACACTAACGGAGAAGGTGCTTCTCTAATCGGCATTGAAGATGCTAATAGTTACTTTACTTCAACAAACGTAGAAGGTGCTTTAGACGAGCTATATTTACTAGCTTCTAACGAGTACGATCAAGAAATTTCTAACACTGGCGCAAATGTTGACGCTGGTGACTTAGTTTATTTCAGTGCTAACGATACAGTAAGCCCAATGCCTATCAATGCAAACAACTATGGTGTTGGTATTGCTTTAGAAACTGTACTATCTGGAAACCCTGTTAAATTTGCTGCTAACGATGCTGTAGTTACCGGTGTTCTTACTTCTGCTACTGTAGGAGATAAGTACTACTGGGACGGAAGTGCTTTAACTAGTACAATCCCTTCCGGATCTGGACAGTATGTTTGGCAAGCTGGTATTGCTAAAAATGCTACTGACTTACTTGTTAAGTTAAAATTTGTTAAGAAAAACGCCTAATCTTTAGGCTTTTTATAGGCAGGGGCTCTACAGCCCTTGTCTTTATAATAATAGTTAAAAACTAAACAGGAGCTAACGTGGCTGATAACGTAAAAGTCATTATAGGTGAAAAAAACGGAGTCGAGCTAGACTTCCACGAAGAATACGTTCTAGATGCTGAAAACATTCCAGCCGATAACGTAACTAGCGGTCTTACTGGCACCGATATACAAGCCCAATTAGATGAACTAGCCGCTGGAGGTGGTACAGGAGCTAGTCCAGGTTTTAATTTTGGACGCTCAGGAAATGTAAGCTCTGGAGCATATCTTAACAATGAAACAGTACCCTCAAACATTACAGGGCGTCCAGTAGATCTTACCGATGCTCTTATTACACAAATTTCTGTATCAAATCAAAATTCAAATACATTCGAAATTGCAATTGAAGAGCATGACGGTACTACATATACAGAATTAGCTACTATTAGTCTAACGGCTCAAAGATTTAAAAAACAAACTTACAGCGTCTCTATAACTACAGGAAAAGAACTGGCAGCTAAAGTTAAATCTGGCTCAGCTAAAAACCCAGTAGTAACAGTCTACGTAAAAGGAGATGCCAGTTAATGAAAATATTAAAAAACACTACAGGATCAATAATAAATATAACTTCTTTAGGATTGCCAATACCAGCTTCTGGACAAATAACTGTAGAAGTTACTGATTATATGTTATTAGCTAGTTCTGATTCAGTAACGGAATTAAGTCCATTAATAACAAGCGGAGACGTAGTTGTTAACGATGGAACTGAAGACTTGAGTGTTGCTAGAGGAATAGCATACATAAAACATCCAGACAATGCTTACAGTCAAAAATTTGATCCAACTGGTTCAGTACTGACAGAAACTAATACAGAATTGGCAATTAAAGAGGCTTCTACTACAGCAGATACTGCACTCAATACACCTAGATATACTTTAATACTGCAGCACAATGGTACAGTATCTGACAATACTTTTCTAGGTTACAGTTCGTTAATACCTGGAGACTCTACCCCAGTTATTGTACCTACAAAATCAAATTTAGGAGAATTTGCATTTAGTAACTCTAAAAGTAATGCAGATTATACTTTAGAGTTTAGAATAAACTCTACAACTGGTACAGCATTTTACAGTGTCTCAAAAACAAATACTCAATTTTTTGTAGATGATATCATTGATCAAGACTTTCAACAAGGTGATGAAATATATGTTAAGTATATAGATAATGGAAATAACGCATCTGATGCATCAGTATTATTGCAATTTAAAGCATTACCATAAGGATTAAATATGAGTTTTATACCATGTTACATAAAAAATATTGACACAGTTAACCATAGTATTGTAGGAAAAGAAATAGTTCCTAATGAAGAGTATCAGATACCAGATGAAAAGCGCATAGCAGCAGGTAATAATTCAGACATATTAGATAAAATTAGTTCTGGAAAATTACAAATAGGTAACGGAGTATCTTACTATACTACTACCGCAGATCAAATTAATAGATTAAAAAATATAGACTTGTTAGAAATAGATGAAGAAGGTAGGCAAATAAATAGAACCGCCTATGGTAAAAAAGGCTGGACCTATTTAGGACATCCATTTGAATTTACTACTTCAAAGCTAAATAGCGTACATTCAAAAAACTGGAAAAATGTAGACAGGGCAGATTATATATTAAAATTTTATAAATCAGACGGAACTGAGGTAACTACTCAATCAGATATAGACACATACTGTGTAGAAACGAGATTAACTATAAAACCAGATTATGACTATGAAGTAATTTCTGGAACAGTGGATATTCATACAGCTATAACCACCGATGTTAGAATGTGGGTTGTAGGAGGCGTAATAGATAGTACAACTAACAGTGCTTGGGAATACCCAGCATCTAGCGGAGTATATCATGCGAAAGAATTTGCAGGAGGTATAAATTTTAAATATGTAGGAGTAGATCAAAAAATTGAAACAGATGGAAGAGCAGCTAAATATATGAGTAAAACTTCCACAGGAGTCCCATTTAATACAAATCAATTTCAAGTAATAATGAGGCATCCAGTGGGGGAAAAGCATGATTTTATGTTAACATTGGAATACTTCAGAGAATAGCATGAAAACAGAACTTAAGATTGTATTTACAAAGTCTATAGTTAAAATGCCTATATTTTCACGTCTTATAATGTGGTGGACTAAAAAGCCTTACAGCCATGTTGCTCGTGAAGTTATTAGGCATGATTGGGGAGCCGGCTACTACCAAGCCAGTGAAGGCAATGTTAACTACGAACATGAATCTATTTTCAACACTAAGCACGAAATAGTAGCGGAATATACACTCTTAGTAGACAAAAAATTGGAACTAGAAATACGTAAATCATGTTGGCAAGAATGCGGTAAAAAGTATGGCATGTTACAAAACTTAGGTATTTTTTTAATAGACTTAGGACTTATATCTAAAAATCCTTGGAAAGAAGGTCGCAATTGCTCGGAACTTATATATTTAAAAGTATTAAAAAAGATGTGCTCAAAATTAGACTATAATCCAGATACTATAAAACCGCATGAAATAGAACATATAATAAAAACACACTTTAAGCAAAACCCAGACAATACTTGGGAATTAAAAGGAGAATAACATGGCAGTATTAAAACAAATTGGAATGGCAATACTATCAGCTTTAATGACAGAAGCTTTTGTAAAAGAGATTATTATTTTTTTACTAGAAAAGTTGGTAAAGCTTAGCGATAACACTGTAGACGACGAACTCGTCGCTAAAGTTAAAGAGGCTTTATTAAAGAAATAAAAGAAACTTTTGAGCTTCCCATTGGCACATTTTCAATCAATAAAATGTATCACAAACAGCGTTCGTTTAAAACTAGGGAAGCTATAGAGTGGTCGTATAACGTCCATAATCTACTAAATCGAGACCAGGATCAAGAGAAATTAAAAAGGCTAAGGAATACTTTTGATCCAAAGTCTCATTATTATACGGTAGAGATATGGGCTGCTATGCCCAGTTTCTTCACTAAAAAAGGCAATATTAGCTCTAGAACGCATGATGTAACTAACTTTGAAAAACCCTTATTAGACCTTTTAACAGATCCCAAGTACTACAACATAGAACCACCAGCAGGCTGTCAAAACTTAAATGTTAATGATAAAATATTTTGCGACTTAATATCAAAAAAAAGACCGTCAAAAGACGGTCAAGCACGTTTAATAATTACAATAGGAATTAAAGACCTTAAAGACCTTGATCCGCTATAATGTACAGCAATTCTCCTGTTTCTTTATGCGTCGCAGTTATTATAGGTCCATACTTCTCTACAGCTCTTAATAAATCATGTGAATCTGCCATAAAATCCCACTCAGTTACAGTATCATATTTAGCATTTAACTGCTCTTGAAGCATTTCTGTATGCTCATGAATTTTCTGCATATCACGACCAAATTTTTCCATAATAGCATCATATCCATCTTTCCACTCTTTATCAAAAGCATCAAACTGGTCTAAATCTACCGGCAAACCGGATTGTCTAAATGTCTTTACTTTTAATTTTTTGCTCATTAAATATTTCCTTTTTAATACATTTATATTGTAAAGGAGCCTCTTTAAACTCAGGCTCTCTTCCTTCTATTAAAGATAGCATCAACTCCATGCCATTATACATACCATGCATATAACTATCATAATTCCAATTTCCATCATACCCTTGTACCCTTAACACATCCCTACCTTCTTTAAATTTTTTCATCCACTACTCCTTATAATCAAATAATTCTGGCATGTTAATATCATCTAAATATATGGCTACTTTAGTTTTTCTATACCAAGGCACCTTACACTCTCCATATAACCCACGCTCTTTTAATAAACAGCATTTAATAATACCCAATATGCGCACATTTTTACCATCTACTTCAGTAAATATAAAATACTCATTATCCTTAGGATTATTAACTACTTTATCGTACCTCTGCAGCAGCCAACTATGTCCATATCGCTTACTTGATATTACAGATTGGCTCTTTACATGATATATAGCATCTTCAGCCATAAGATCAGCCTCAAAGCTTTTACGCTTAACCTCGTATATCTTCATATCAGGCTTAGAAACTTTAATACCTTGATCACGCAGGAACCTATAAGCGCCCCATTCTCCTACAGTACCGATAATAACATCTTCAACCATTTTAGGCACGCTAGACTCTCCACGATATTTATACTCATCAGCGCTTAATCCAATACGATCATGGGCAAAGTTTACACACTTTTTATATATATAATCACTTACCTTTATCATTACTAGCCTATAGTAGTAGCAGAAGTACGCTCAAAACACTTCCAATAGTTAATTGATTAATAGTACTTTTTTGACTCTTATTCTGCTTTTTAAGATCTTTAACAAGCTTATCTTGCTCCTTAATAACCTTACCCTGCTTCTTAATAGCCTCATTTTGTTCTTTAGCAGTATCAATGCACTTTTCAAGCAC